TCAGTATTTAATTCTTCTACGATCTTAGCATCACCATTCAAACCTATAATCCATTCATCAAAATCTTGATCTTTAATTGATTGATAAGCGTCCAGTAGGTATTTTGTATTGTGAGTTGGAGTGAAGATACTTAATTTGGTTTTATTGTCTTTCATACTTGTATATATGATTTTCAATTTAAACGCAAGAACCCACGAGGAGTAATGTGCCAAGGCTTGAGGAACTGTAATGTGAAAGAAATAGTGCCTGCCTAGTTATGTAGAAAGTTACGAGCGAAGCGAGGAACCTTCTTTATTTTACAGATCTTGATTAATACCAACAGACTCATTTTTTGGCCAAGTCGGGGTTTTTAGGAGACTTTTTGTTATCGTATCTAAAACAAAGGATCTGAATCTTTTTTAAAAACCAGTAAAAGGATTAGATGATAGAGAAGTGAGCCGTAGGCTCATTGAGGCGAAGCCTCAAGTTCAGATTTGAGAGCGAAGCTCTCATCGCCGGAGGCGAGTCGTTAAATTAATCTAAAATTGATCTAAGAGTGCCTTATCAATCTTTAATCATCAAGAGTTCCTTTAGATTAACTAATAATCAAATCCAAATCACTCAAGATATAGTAAGTCCTTTATACTGGTCTTTTCGTTTTGAAGAGCAAAAACCTTCTTTGCTTATAGAGCTTCAAAACTATTCAGATCCTTTGGGAGCGTTTATCAGTTGGTTTTATACTGACTTTGGCGAGACGCTATCCATTTATACTTCTGGGTCTCAGTAAAGGATTCGATTTGACTCACCCTTTACTGCCTTTAACTATCGGTCAGTCCGAAGTTGCCCTAGATCAAACTCATTAAGAAGGAGGATATCATTTAAGTTGCTCTCCCTGTAACCTTTATCTTCTGTCATTCTTGTGTCAAATGTCAATGATTAGAAGAACTCGCTAGGACCTTAACAAGCAGTATCTGTCAATCTTTATAGCCCTACAGATCCAATTAGGCTTTTGTGTTTTTACGTTCGTGTCTTCATAATAGTATATATACAACAGCGAAAATAAAAATTCCCAGTTTCTTACGTAGACCATTATACACAAATTTAAAATAAAAATCAAGACTTTATATGCGGTATTTCATGTTATATCTCCAAAATATCTATCAAAATACCGAAATGATTATGAATTGAACAGTTTTGTATCATATTTTATCATTTCAAGTAGTTAAATTGTCCCTACTAAATATAAGTATATAGACAAGGAGTAAAACATGGAAACAATTAAACTACTTACAGAATCCAAGATGTACAAAGAATACCTAGAGGATCCTATAAATCTTACGGAACCAGATACATTTAAAAGTTTATCAACACCATCATTTTATTCACAAGTTTCAGAATTTATTGATCCATATCTTGACTATTATTTCTATTCATTTAAAGGTAGTGATCATGTAGGTTATGGCTTCAGAATAATTGACAAAGCATTCTGGGATATATACAATGAAGACAAATATAAAAAAGTTAAGATAGCCAAAGATTCAGAAGATCGTTGGTATATAAAGATTAAAAGATAAGGAGAACAACATGAACGAAGACAAACATACAGAAGAGAAAGCCATATTCACCTACAACAATTTATTTACAGATTACAAATACAAAACTAAATCTGGAATTTATGGTACATTTGAAGACTATCTTAGAATCTGGAACGCATTGAACTTAGATATAAACCATAAAGAAACCGAAGAACAATGATTAAAAAAGGGAATAACTAAAATGAATATTGAAAATTATCTAGAGGAATTAGGATTTAAAAACAAACAAACATATTGGAAAAGAGATGATGTTTATATTCAGTATGATGAGGTTGTAATGAGAATAACAACTGGATCTAAATTTCAAGACTATCCCATTCAATTGATAAAAGCATTTCCAGACCATATGGAATCTAGAATAACATCATTAAAGGACATAAAATGAATATAGACATAGAAGAACTGAAGCATATTGATTGGTGGAACGATAAACATCATAAATTTGGAAAGGTTACTGTAGATATAGAGGATACAGATTTAAACAGACTATATGATTTTACAAAGAATCCATGGGATATCGCTTATCATAATATAACTCAAAATCTATATGGTTCTTTCACAATAGCAATGCAAATCCAATATGATGATAAATCTGATAGAACACAACCACATAAGATCACACAAAAGGTAAGAAGCGTAACAATATCATATGATCCACACTTTCCTCAAATAGTGGATGATGAAATCAAACCAAAGAAAGGTAAAAGAAAATGAACTACAGTAAAAACACTAATAATATAGACAACGATGTGTGTTACAATTTATTATCAGATTTTGCTAGAACTAAGGAAGCTTCTATAGAACTTTTTGAGATTGTTAAAAAATTAATCAGAAATAAATTATCAAATAATAAGTATAGAAATTTAACCAATGATGAAAAGCAAGATTTGACATCACAGGCGATCTTAGAATTTTTACAATATGCTCATAATTTTAAACCTAAAGAAACATACTCAAAAGGAATAGCAGTTGGATATCTAAACTATAATATGGAAAATACGTTTAATAGGTATCTTAAAAAACTATACAAAAAACAAAAAATGGAAGTTAATATAGAATTTGACATATCTTTTTGGAATACAAACTTTGATTATGGGGAAAATTATGAAAGTAGAATTAGATGATCAGTTAGTTTATTCAATATTATGGGAAGCCTTCGAAGTTATGGATAAAGAAGAATTTTCCAATAGAGTCGAAGAAGTATATGCGGAATGTTCTCAAATTATAGTAGATAGAATTAAGAAACAGTTAGATCCTATTTCTGATGCTGAGATTGTAGAAGATTTATAATCATAGTTCCAAGGTTGTACAGTCTTGTCTATATAAGATTATGAACATATTAGGCACACCGAGAAGCAAAATAAGCTATCTCAATAGGTTGCAGCAGGATTTAACTATTGCCAAACAACTTGATCTTACAGAAGAGATCAAGGAGATTGCTAATAAAATATCTACCTATAAAAATAAGCAAAAAACTGCAAGAAAGAATAAAAAAACTAAAAAGGATGAGACTAATGAAGAAGACGCAAACTAATCCAAACTCACTGGCAAATCTAAAGCCATGTAAACCCGGAGAAGCACGCAATCCTTGGGGTTTACATGGCAAAGATGGAACTAAAGGATTCTCACTTAAAGAAAATTATAGAATGTGGCTATCTAAATTGAATGAAAAGGATCGTGCTGAGATATGGAAAGGATTATATCTAAAGGCGATAAAAGGAGATATTAATGCCATAAAATTATTAGTGTCCTTGAATGATGAAAATCCAGACTTTACAGATAAGGATGTTACAACTGATGGTTCAAATATAACAATCGTGCTTCCAAATAAGAAAAACAACGAGGAATAAGTGTGATTGAATTTGTTCCTAATGATAAACAATCACAATTTCTGGAATCCGATGATGATGTCTGTATGATAGCCGGCGGCGCGGGTTCAGGAAAATCGTTAATTGCTGTTATAAATTTATTAGGACTTAATGATGAGAATGGACCTAGATATCTATTGCCTTATTATTGTGGTTTAATTTATCGAAAACATTATAAGGATTTAAGGGATTTAATCAAGAAGACTAAAGAATGGTATCCTTTGATAGATCCTGGAGCTAAGTTTAATGCATCTGAAGGAACTTGGACATTCTCATCTGGAGCTCAAATATATATGCAGCACTTTGAAAGACTGGATCAAGCAGAAACATTCTTTCAAGGTCAAGAGTTGTCTATGATTCACTGTGATGAAATTGGACAGTATGAAGATGATAGTATAATGAAGTACGCAATGTCCAGACTAAGAGATACACATGGTCTTAGATGCTATTTTCGTGCGTCTTCTAATCCATCAAGATATCGTTGGTTAAGACAATACTTTCAAATAAATGATAAAGGTGATTCTACTCACTTCACGCAATCGTTTACATTAGATGATGGATCGGTAATTAAAAAGCACTTTAGATATATTCAAGCAAAGTTATCAGATAATCCACATATAGGAAAAGAGTATCAAGCGCAATTAATGATGATGTCTGAAGAGGATTGTAATGCTTTGCTATATGGTAATTGGGGAGCATACGACGTGATAGAAGGACAGATATACGAACATGAATTAAAAACGCTTAATGCTGAACATAGATATTGTAATGTTCCTTTTGATCCATCAGTTCCAGTTTTTACATTCTGGGATATTGGAACGAGCGATATGACAGTCGTATTATTTGTTCAGTTCATTGGTAAAGAGATCCACGTAATAGACATGATAAAGGACAATAATAAAGGACTTAACGATTATTATATGCCTGAAGTATTGAAACGAATGGATACTTGTGGATATCGTTATAAAATGCACTACTTGCCTCATGATGGTGGAAAACGAGAATGGACTAATAATACAAAAATAATAGACCAAGTTAGAAAAACAACAAATGATGTAATGCAACTACCGAGAGATGTTTTAGCTGACGGAATTCAATCAACTAGAACCATGTTTAAGAATGTATGGATCAATAAGTTAAAATGTGAAGAATTATATGAAGATCTAAACAATTATAGAAGAGAATGGATAGATAAATTAGCTATTTGGTCAGACAAGCCTATACATGATCGTTATTCTCACTCTGCAGATGCTTTTAGATATATCAGTTATTATAAGGATACTACTACAACTCCATTAGATCCTATAGCACACTCATCTGGCTCACCTTTTACTTTTAGTGGACGTTAGTACAAATAACTGTACACTATATAATTATATGAAAACAGAAACTAAAACTAACAAATATAAAACAGATTCGCCAATGCCTGAAGGATTTAAATTTTATAGAGGTGATTGGATTTACTTTCAAGACTTAGCAAGATATGGATTCGATAATGAAATAATTGCTGGTCTAATGAAACATGAGATTATGCCAATGGGAATTAAGTATAAAGGTAAAGTCTATCTTCCTAAAACACAGATAGTTGGACTAATTAATTCTATGTTGAAAGTAAATCTGCAGGTTCGTGACAAAACTGATGAACTTGAGAAAATGTCAAAAGAAACTCTGGAAACTGTGTCTAATGAACTTGTAACTAAAGGAATTTCTAAAGACGATAAATCAATATTCACCAGCAATGATTTACTTGGAAAGACAGATGAAATCTAAATCTTCAAAAATTTGAGGACTATATAAAATTATGGCAAGTAATAAAAATGAAGATTTAATTAAGGAAGCATTGGAAAGGTTTGAATATGCTTCGGATGCTTGGGAACACATACATGATCAATACCGAGAAGATGTTAGATTCTGTAATGGCGAACAATGGGATTCTCGTATTCTCAAAATTCGAAATCAGGAAGATAGATCAGTTCTTACATATAATAAACTGATTTCTAACATAAAGTATATTGTAAATAATGCCAGAATGAATATGCCTTCTATCACTTGTAGTCCATATACTGAAGGTGCTGATCAAAATACTGCTAAAATATATGATGGATTAATTAAGTATATTCTGTACAATTCAAATGCTAAAACTGTATTCGCCAACGCTCTAAAACAAGAAGTTATGGGCGGAATAGGGGCATTTAGAGTTGTTATAGAGCCAGATATGGATGGAGAACCAGACTTCTTTGTGAGAGGAATTAAAGATCCAACTACAGTTTATATTGATCCTGATGCTGAGAGATTCTGTTTTGAAGACATGAAGTTTGCATTTATTGTATCTTGGATGCTTAAAAAGGATTTCGAAAAAAAATACCCAGATGCTTCAACTTCTCCAATAGATCCAAAAAGCAATTGGTTTCAAAAGGATAAAGTACAAATTGCGGAGTATTGGTATAGAGAAGATGGTAAAGTAAAGATGGTCTTAATGAGTGGAAATGAAATACTCGAAACTCTTGAAGACTATCAACCAAGATATATTCCGCTTATTTACATTGTTGGAGAAGAATTTGTAGTTGATGATGTAAAAGAATTTAAGGGAATCACGAGAGATGTTAAGGATATTCAGAGGCTATTAAATTATTCTAAGTCTGAAACCGCCGATTATCTTGCACGATCAGCTAAACAACAGTGGTTGATATCAGATAAGCAAATGGGTGTATATCAGGACAAATGGAACAGTGCTAATATACAACAGTTTAACTACTTGCCATATGAAGATAGTGGATCTGGAGCACCAACTCAAATACAACCGCAAGTTCCTCCATCAGCTCTTATACAGGCAGCTCAAGATGCAGATAATGATATTAGATCTGCTATTGGTATACGTGATCCACTGCAAGATATACCATCTACGCAATCAGGAAAAGCAATTAATCTCCAAATCTCAGAAGGTAATATCGGAATCTATAATTACTATGATTCTTTGAAAGATGGAATATTAATGCTTGGAAAGATATTAGTAGATGCTATTCCTCACTATTACGACGAACCTAAGATTGCTCAGATTATGGGAGAAGATGGACAGATTACATCCTCAAAGATTAATCAGCCTTATCTTGAAAATGGACAATGGGTTGAACATAATTTAGGATCTGGAAAATATAGCGTAAGATTATCAACTGGTCCTACATATGAATCACAAAGAGCTGAAACCACTGAAAGACTTACTGATTTAGTTCAAAAGTATCCTCAGATGATGCAGTTGGCTGGTGATCTTATTGTAAAGAATTTAAACTTTACTGGCGCTGATGAATTGGCAATGAGATTAAGAGCAGCAATTCCACCAAACATTTTAGCAGCTTCTAATCCATCAAACGCAGATCAAGCTCCATTACAGTTAGCTACAGTTCAAAATCAAATGTCACAAATGCAGCAGCAAATGAAACAGCTTCAGCAAGAAAACATGGCTTTAAAGACTGAACAAGAAACCAAAATGAGAGCAGAACAAGCTAAACATCAGATGGAAATGGAAACTCTACAAGCTAAATTCCAATATGATATGGCATTGCGTAATCAGGATAGTAAGGAAGATCAGAAACTTGAAGCTGCTAAAATGGAACATGAAATTGTAAAAGATCATATTGATAATCAAACTAAGATATTTGAAAAACAGTTAGACCATCAACACGATATTCAAAAGTCTGGTCTAAGCGTTTCAATAGAATAATATACAAAGAGAGCCTAAACAGCTCTCTTTTTTATTGTTGTACACGTCGTACATAGCTGTACACTATATAATAGTATGAATGAAGAAAACATCAATAACGAGCCAGTAGAAGTTGAAGTTGAACCTACTCAAGCCGAAACTAATGAAACTCCTGCAACTGAAATAGAAGCTAAACCTGAAAGACCTTGGAATAAGAAAGAACCAGATCCTATTCCTTATCATAGATTTCAGGAAGTTAACTCGAAATATAGAGAAATAGAAAACAGATATAATGAAATTCAGTCTAAGTATGCTGAACTTGAAGCTAAAGTTAATGGTCCAAAAATGCCAGAAATTAAGGACATAGATGAAATTAGACCAGAACAGTTTACAGACAGTGATGGAAATATAGATAATTATGCATGGCTAAAAGCAAGAGAAGCGTATCTACAGCAAGCAACATTTAGACAGTTTGAAGAAAGACAGCGTCAAGCAGAATTCAAACGTAGGGCACAGGAAATAGAAGATAATCTTTCTAATAAATTTGATGAAAGAAAGGCAGAATCTATCAAATATGATCCAGAAGTAAAAGAAGCTGTCGAATGGTTTACAAAAGAATATGCTACTAAACTATCACCACAAGTTAGATACGCAATAGTTACAGATGAAAATGGACCAGATCTTATTAAACACTTATGCACTGATGGTTCTCATATTATGGAAATGTTATCTAAACGTGATGAAATAGGTGCTATAAGAGAGATGGCTAAATGGTCTGCTAAGTTTACAAGAAATACTCCTACTACAACCGAAGATGATGAAATTGATGAAAAGCCTGCATTTATGGTAAATAAGAAACCAACTATTCCAACTGTTAAAGGATCAAGGGCACCAGCTAAGAAAGTAGAAGATATGTCTCCAGCAGAATATCGTAAGTGGAGAACTGGAAAATAAATACCTTCTAATAAGTTTAAAATATAAGTTGACTATATATCTTATTAGAGGGGCTAAGAACTCGTTAAATAACCTTAGTTGTAATTCTCACAGTGCTAGCCCTGCATGAGTGAGAAGTAAAAATGCGGGGCAAGTAGACAACGCCTTAAATGGCATAACCAAAGTGAGAAATAAAAATGGCTAATAGTGTAATTACCTCTACCATCATAAGCAAAGAGCTTTTGATGCAGTTCGAGAACTCTTTGATAGTTGCTCGTAAAGTTGACTGGCAGTATAATGATAAATTTGCCACGTCAGAAAATAAAATTGGTGCTCAGTATCGTGTTCGTATTCCGGCATTGTTCACTGTCAATCGCAACAACCTTGCATACTCTGCTCAGGCTGTTAATGAAAAATATAGTCAGATAACAGTTTCTAATTCGTATACAGTTCCATTTACATTCAATGACGCTGAAGTTGCTTTGAAAATTGAAGACTTCTCCCAGAGATATATCAAGCAGGTCGTAGCAGTTCTTGCCGCTTCATTTGATGCTGATATTGCTTCTGCAGCTGTAAATTCTTTCACTGGCACTAATGTTGATGGCGTAACGAATGCTACTCCAAACTCTGCTGGCTGGGTTGTTGGTACATATGCAACTGCTCTTACCTCTGATACTATTCTCGGTGCATTCCAGCTTCTTTTGGATTCTGGCTGTCCTGATGATGGTGACATTGTTGGTGTTCTTTCTCCAAGAGCCAATAGACAGCTTGCTAATGCTCAGTTGACTTTGTTTAATGCTCAGGAATCTATCTCCAGAATCTATACTAAAGGGTACATTGGTGATTTCTCTGGTATTGAGTTTAACGTATCTCAGTCAATGCCTTCTCACACTAATGGTGCTCAGACTGCTGTTGCTGTTACTTCCGCTGCTGGTAATGAACTTACTGCATGGGCTGAAACTGCTACTTTGACTGTTACTGCTCTTACTGGTGCTATTAATGCTGGCGATATGTTTGTATCTACCGCATTAGCAGTTAACCCTCTTACTAAGGCTGTTACAAGCACATATAAACAGTTCCAGGTAGTGACTTCTGCTTCTATTGGCGCCACTTCAATCACTGTTTCTCCAGCTCCAATTATTTCGGGTCCAGATCAGAATATTGCTTCTACTATTAAGTCCACTACTCTTACTCTTATGGATGCCGCTGGAGCTACTGGTCAGGAATCTCTTATTTTCCACAAAGCTGCTATCGCTGCTGTCTCTCCTAAGTTCGAAATGCCTAAGAAGAGTTCTTTCGATATGGCCGAAGAGATTGATGAGAATGAGCTTCGTATTCGTTTCCTTCGAGGTTATGATATGGTCGGTGCTTCTGGTGTTGTTGGATTTGTTTCCCGTCTTGATAGCTTCTTAGGATTCAAGACTTTACGCCCAGAGTGGATTGTTCGTATCAGACACAACTAAGATAAAATAAGTATTGTAAAATAATAAAGAACCTCTTTAGAAATGAAGAGGTTCTTTATTATGTCCACGATCTATATAATAGTATGATTAATACATTAACAGTTTACGATGTCATCTTTTCTGCATTAAGGGCTGCTGGCGTGGCTTACTTTAATGATTCTATTCCTCCTGCTCAAACCCGAGAAGCACTTCTTTTGTTGAATGCCATAAGGGCAGAATATTCAATAAACAACAGAGCTACACTAAAATATGATAGAACTTATACTGCGCCAACGAATAAGCAATCTATCACATTAGGTACAGACTATTCAGATCCCTTAAATCCAATCATTGGCGATATAGATTTAAGACCAAGTTCTATAGACCAGATTGTCTTAATGAATACTGCTTCTAATGGAAATAACAACTTCAAACTAACTATAAAGACCTACGAAGAGTATAGATCTAAGATTGTTCAGAATATTTTTGCTTTGCCTGATACTGCTTATCTCGACACAGAATATCCAATACAAAATGTTTACTTCTATCCAGGATTATCTGAAGGATGGAGTATACGAATTCAAGGAAAGAGATATTTTACAGATTATGAGAATGTTTCAGATCCTTATATCGACCCACCAGAATTCTATCAAATGCTATACCTTGAATTGGCATCGAGACTGTTAAATCTATATGGCCAAGATGTTCCTCAAGGTCTTATAATTCAATTGAGTGGAGTATCTAAGCATATTAAAGCTAGAGGATTGCTTGCTGGAATGAAGAGAACAGTTAATGATTTTAGTACAGGAACTCCATTTAACTTCTTTGGAGGACTTTAATAGATGGCTAATATAACGTCTACTACAATACCATTAGGATCAAAAGCATATGCGTCTCCTTATTATTCATTGGGTATTGAAGTATGTCAGAATTTATATCTTGAAGTTGCACAATCAGAGAACTCAAAAGCTCAGTATTATCTCTTAAAGATTCCAGGAATGAAGAAGTTTGGAACTACTGATACAATTAATAAAGGAGCTTGTAGGGGATTATATACTTCATCTGCTGGTTCTACTTATGGGGCATTTGGAAATAAGTTCTATGAAATTGACCTAAATGGAACTAAATCAGAACTAGGAACTTTATTATCTTCAACAGGTCCAGTTCAGATGGCAGAGAATGGAAAACAATTAATGCTTGTAGATGGAACTGCTGGATATATTTTTGATTATGCCACTCTAACATTTACTCAGATTGTTGATGAATATTTTCCTGGTAATGCAATTGGAACTTTAGCACCAACTCATGTGACTTATAACGATACTAGATTTATAATCAATGTTCCAAACACAAATGAGTATTATTATTCCAATCCTTACTATGAATACAATGCTAATAATACCTCGTCTAATTATGATCCAGCAGTCGTAAATGGATATTGGAATCCTATTCAATCTGGTAGAAAGTTTGCTCAGGCTGATAATATAGTTGGATTATGTTGTGCTCAGAATTACGTATGGCTATTTGGAATGAACACTTGTGAAGTTGCTTATGATACTGGTAACTACAATGGACAGCTTTACGCACGATATGATGGAGCTATATTACAAATTGGATGTAGATCTCCTTACAGTATAGTCAACATAGCTAAT